CAGCACAAATGGTTTGCGATAAACATTGTTCAAAGATGATAGTGGAGTCGGCACAAATGCTGTCGACCGCTCATCGTATGCTGGACGGATATATGGAAAAACGCCGTTCAAAGTCAGGTAAAGTAATGGTTAAATATTACGTACACCCTAATGATAACATGGAAAATATTCTATATAAGGCTGTCCATCATTATCATCCGTGTACAGTTTGGACTATGGAATCTAAGGATAATTACCTATGGCATTACGAACACTTTCTAGGGCTTGCAGAAGAGTTCTCAGTACGCTATAAAAAGCAACACATGACTGTAGAAAAGTTAAAAGATATCCTCCAGAACCCCCCAAATTCCATAGAAAACATAGGGTTAACGGAGTTTAAACAAGCCATGAGTCATTATCCAGAATGCATAGTTGAAGGGAATCCAGTACAAGCATATCGTAATTATTACCACATGGCAAAGTCTTTTGCTAAGTGGGAAAAAGGTAGACAAGCGCCATATTGGTGGGAAGGTTATAAAGGAGCAGCTGCTTGAGATATATTTTAATCGACGACGATGCAGGCATCTTTTTAGGTGCTCATAAAATACCCATACTTGGAGACCCGAATAAAGTAGAAGGATATTTACTTTTTTCTAAGTACAATCCTTTTGACTTTAAAATCTCCAAGGCATATTCTTTTGATTCTATTCGTGCTGCTTTGCTGTATGCTAATACATTTTTAACTAAAGATTTTCCAAACGTTTTCGTTGAGCAAATTGATACAGAAGAAAAATATATTGATGTCGTAGATTTGATTAAAGCAGGGTTTGGTGAGCATACTCATTTTATGATGGATCATCTTGATATGCCAAGTTACCAAGTTCATTAATTCTTTTTCATTTTGTTGTTTACATTCATTTAGAATCAGTGTATATTAATAATATAAGGAATGAAAGGAAACAACATGACAATCCAAGCTCAAGAATTCTGGAAAACAACTCCTTTAAACGCAATTAACAAATTGATGGATCAAACTTTTAGCTACGCCCAAGAAGGCGGAGATCTTGCTGAAATGTACATGGACGATTTGCGCGATTTTAAAAAGGCAGTTGGGTTGTTTCGCAACTCAGACTCTGAAGGTTTGGCTAAGCATGTTGACGAAATGGACACTGCATCTCGTGAGCAGCTAGTAACTGCTTTTGCAAATGACTGTGGTCAAGATTTTGTATCAGCACAACTTGGTTATAAAATTATTGCATAATAATGGTTGACATTCGTTTAGAATCAGTGTATTCTAAATATATCAAATGAAAAGGAATATATCATGGCACATGAATTGGAAATCATCAACGGTCAAGCTCAAATGGCATACCGCGAAAGCAAAGGTCTACCTTGGCATGGTCTAGGTACACCAGTTGGAGACGATATGACTCCAGAAGAAATGATGAAGGCAGCAGGTCTTGACTGGGGAGTAGAAAAAGTCAACACGTTTATCAACTATAATGGAGAGCAGGTTGAAACTGGTCAGCAAGCGCTGGTTCGTTCAACAGACGGAAAAATCCTAACTCAAGTTGGTCCTGGTTGGAACCCTGTTCAAAACTCTGAAGCTTTTGAATTCTTTACTGATTTTGTTAATGCTGGAGACATGGTTATGGATACAGCAGGCTCTTTGAAAGAAGGCCGTTTGGTTTGGGCTCTTGCTGATGTTCGTGACGGTTTTTCATTGTTTAACGGCGATGAAGTAAAAGGCTATCTTCTGTTTTCAAATCCTCACGTTTATGGCAAGTCAATCGACATTAAGTTTGTAATGGAACGTGTTGTTTGCAATAACACTCTATCTGTTGCACTGAACGAAGCAGGACAGCCTTCTGTTCGCGTTAACCATCGCTCTGTCTTTGATGCAAACAAGGTAAAAGAAATCCTTGGCTTGTCTCACAATAAAGTTGAGAAGTTTAAAGAAGCCGCAGAATTCCTCGGTTCTAAAAACTATAACCGTGAAACACTAATTCGTTTCTTTGGCGATGTATTCGGAGAGTCTACTCGTGAAGATCGTAAACTAACACGTACAGCTGAACGTGCAATGGAATTGGTTGAAAATCAGCCAGGAGATCATTTCCGCCCAGGTACATGGTGGAATGCATATAATGCAGTAACATACATGGCCGATCATGAACTCGGACGTTCCGCTGATACTCGTATGGCATCTGCTTGGTTTGGCGCAAATGCAAAACGTAAAGTTGATGCCTTGGATCTTGCGTTAGAAATGGCAAATGCAGCTTAAACAAAATCATTGGGGAGTAGGATACTACTCCTCAGTATCATCAATAAAAAAAATAATTAAGGAAATTAATATGTACCTTTATGCCGTTATTTTAACGCATGTCGTTTTTGCTCTAGGATTCCAATACACAGGAAATATTTATTTCCTTATCCCAGGATCGCTAGTTTTAGTATATCAAATGTGGAGCTTTACAAAAGTTGCTGCTTTGGTATTAAGCCCAGATTGGATTATTGAAGTTGAATATTCGGATACTTCTTTTGGAGAAAAAATGCTATTGCAATTGGCTTCAATTTTAACTATGTACTTTTTGTATATTGAAGGTTATCAATTATTTGTAGGAGCAACGGCATTCTTATCATTTATTACAATCGTGTCAGCACTACTTACCGTACTAGGTGTTGACATGGAAGAAGGAGACGACGAATAATGAAAATTTTAATTATGGGTCTGCCAGGATCCGGTAAAACTTGGCTAGCTGAGCGATTGCAAAAACATTTAAATTGCGCTTGGTACAACGCAGATAAAGTTCGTGAGATGGCAAATGATTGGGAATTTAGTGAAGCTGCTCGTTTGCGTCAAGCTTATCGTATGAAAAACATTGCCGATTTTGAAAACGAAAACAACCGTGATGTTATTTGTGATTTCGTTTGCCCGTTAGATATTACTCGTGAAATTTTTGAAGCAGATGTTATGATTTGGATGAATACTATTGATGAAGGTCGCTTTGGCGATACAAATAAAATGTTTCAAAAACCAACAGATGCAACTTATGTAATTGACGAATTTTTATCTGATGCGGATATTGGTCATTTTGCAAATCAATTAACAGGAGTACATCAATAATGTATGATAAACCACAATTTGATTGGAAAAAGCCAACAACACAAATGTTAGGTCGTTGGCAACCTTGGCATCCTGGTCATACTGCTTTATTTAAAAAAGCATACGCTGAAACTGGCCAAGTTGCTATTATGATCCGCGATGTATTTAACTTCGATGGAGATGCAGGTGCAGGGCGTACTGCAGAACAAAACGATAATCCATTTGGTATGATTGATGTAGTTAATAATATCCAATCTGCATTGGCTGAAGAAGGATACCATGATGGTTATGAGTATATCATTATGGAAGTTCCAAACATTGTAGATATTAGTTATGGAAGAGGAGTTGGTTATACTTTTACACAACATGATTTAGGTGAAGAAATTCATAATATTAGCGCAACTAAAATTCGTAAACAAATGAGAGAAGAGGGAAAACTTTAATATGAATGACGATACAACATACACTGTAACCGCCGACGAATTGCGTCAATTTATTGAACGTGTTGAGCGTTTGGAACAAGAAAAGAAAGATATTCAAGATTCTGTAAAGGATGTCTATTCTGAAGCCAAAGGCCGTGGATATGATGCGAAGGTAATGCGTAAAATCGTTTCAATCCGTAAACGCAATCGTGATGATTTGGCTCAAGAAGAAGCTGTAACTCAAATGTACATGGAAGCGTTGGGAATGTAAGATGAATTATTTAGAATGGAAAAAAACAAATAGTGGAACCTTTCAAGAGTACTTGAAATCTAAATTCAAGGTAAAACAAAAATGACAGATGGACCATTTAAATCAGCCTTTGATGCAGATACTGACGGTGTTATTCGTCGTGAAATTGTTACATATCGTATGAAAAACGGTATTATGGTTAAAGAAACTGCATATCGTGATTATTACAAAAATGGTGATTATCATGATAGCCAAAGTTCAACCCCGTTGGTGGAACGTTAATATGGGTAAACATATTAAAACGCAAATGGACTATGAAATGATTGAGCAACTTGCACGAGAGGTTGCTCGTCTTGATCCTAGCAATGAAGTACTAAACCGGTTTACATCTATGAATAATTTTGAAGGTGCAGAACTTCGTAAAAGTATTGCTGGCGTAGAACCAAGTAAAGAGTTTGGACGTAAATGCACAGATTGTAGAGGTATATAATGAGTGAACAAACAAACTATTGTACATTAAAAGGTCTCGGTTGGGCTTTTTTGATTATTGCATTTTTTATGGTAGTTGTACCAATCTTATTCGTTGATAATGCTCGCTATTGTAAGCAAAGCATTGTTGTACCCTGTTATCCTTGGACAGTACCTGAATAAAAAAAGGCGGACCCGAAGATCCGCCAGTTTAATAGGGGAGCCGGTTGATTCCGGCTCTCTTTTTTTATACTGATTAGAACAAGTTGCTGACGCGAACTCTTCTGTAGTACTTGTTTGAGTTTGCAGTAAGAGCACCCAAACCTTGGTTTGAAGCATCGCCTTCAGCGAATGGGTTAGCAACCATGCCGTAGCGAGTTTTAAACCCGATTTTTGGCTGGAAGCTGTTCTCACCAACTGCGCGAACCATTTGTAATGGAACGTATGGGCAATAGAACAAGCCAGCATCGAATGCAGAAGAACCTTTGTAGCCAACTACCAAGTAGTTAGAACCTGCATATGGATCGATGTATACGCGATAACGACCGTTTAGAACACCAGCAAATGTGTTGCCTGTGTCGTCAACTTGTAGTGAGTTACCGTTAAGAGCTGGTGTATAATCCAATACGCCTGCCATTTGCAACGCGGATGCAACATCGGAAGAACAGATAACGATGTTACCTTTACC